AAAAAAGGAAGCACTATTATTAATAGGTGCAGCTGCAATTGCTTCCAAAACTGGAATCATCACTCGACATTTGTAACGAACACGCAATTCTCCAACTGTTGCTGTATTGGCATTCAAACCCTGTGTTGCAACAATCAAATTTCCGACATCATATGTTTTGATATCAGTAGCACCAGGTAATCCAGCTGGACGAATAAAATATCCATCAACAAACTTTTTGAACATTCTTGGCGGGATCACTAATTTAATACGTTTACTAGGCATCTCATCTGCATGGGGATCCATAGCTTCCATTTGTTGTTTTGAAGTTGGGGTAGCATCAGCTGCATCAGAATCAAAAGCAAGCATAACCTTACCTGTTTGGGTGTTTGTCGCATACTCTCCACCTTCTGGTTTGTAATAAAATTCAAGATATTCAAACTCATATTTTTCAAAATTGTTTTTTGATACACCTGCTCCCCATGGAAAAGTTCCTGCTTGTCCAATATTTACTGAATAACTGGTTGCTTTGAAATTAGCACCAGTAGCATTTCCTATAACTTCTCCAATATACTCGTCTTCTTCAATAACCATATTCTTTCGGTTAACATTTCGGGTGCGAGCTCTCCCCTGACCTGTGGAACTATTTTGTCCACGCCCTCCACCTCGTCGTCGAGGTCCTCTTCGAGGTTGCTTTTGAACAGGAAGCTGAAACGAAGTTCCAGGCCCCTTATACCGGACATCTCCGGGTTGAACCATAATGGTTCGCATTTTACGTGTCGCTTTCTCGCCTTTCCCACGTCTAGATCGGCTTTTCTTGGAACGAGTTGGTTGACTCATTCTTTTATCAGGCATTTCTAATCTTTCTTGCTCTCCTGATAAACCTTGTTGCTCAATAGCAACATTTTCTCCAAGAAATAAATCTGCCAATCTGGCATCATTCAATATTGAACATTTTGCTTCAATCCAATCTAAATCATCACTACACACTGCATCAAATTTTTCTAATAACCATGCAATAAATTCACGACTAAATCGACGAAATTGTGTATCTGACCAACCAATTTGCAATAATGCAGCAACCCGCAATAATGTAAATGCTGGGCTTTGTTTTTCTGTATTTGCATATAACAAACTTGTCATAAGTTTATTTCGGTCATAAATTGGTATAGCTTTGCCACAGTAAAAAATAGTTCTTGCTGACAAGAAATCTAAATCCTGTGCTGATCTTGGCTCCATTGAATCTGTTGTTGTTTTGACTCCTATTGTATTCCATTCTGAAATAACAGTG